TCCCAAATCAATGTGTCGAAATTGGATTACAAACGATAGGCTTAGCGACCTTGGAGTAAGATTCTAAACACCTACAAAACACTTATAATAAAGCTCCTCATAGAAGTTTTATTATATTTGTACTAATCTACCAACTATAAACTAGAAATGGACAGAGTTGCGTTATTAGAGTTCGAGGCATACCTCATTGAAAGACTGAAATATCTAGAAACTCCCGAATGTCGCGAGAAGTTCTCCAAGGAGGAACGTGAGAAGGAACTCAAACTACTGACCGAAGAGTTCCGAAGTGTTCTAAAAGAGAAAGATAGATGTCCTCCTTCTCCACAAACGATCGACCCTCTCTATACCTCAGTCGATTTGACAAAGGTCTGTGAAACCACCACCAGCTTGTACAAATGATATCCGAACGCGCCAAAGGCCGTAATGATCAGCATATCATATGCTGGCCGTTCTGTCTTCTTTCCATAATAGCCAATCCAAATAAGTAATGGCGCGATCAAGAGCACATGGATAAGATTCACCCAAAGCATGGAGGATTTCGCGAAAAAGCGCCCGACTGCCTTGATGCCGTGATAGACTAGTACGAGGAGTCCGGTGCCGAAAAGAACATTGTACACCCAATCGGGACTGGCTGCCCGCTGGAATGCCACCCACAGCAGAAAGGGTACGATAAGCGCCACATGCAGAACGGCAATCAGCAGATAAGGATCCATCTTACTTTGCGGCCATCTTTTTTAAAGAGTCGTAGTTCGCGCTCACGTAATAAATAACTACCACAGCCCCTACTGCAGCAGCAACTTGTTTCAATAGCTTAGCATTCATTTAATGGATGCTTAGAGATTTGTGTTAATCCATTCCTCCACTTTCTCATTCGCTGCAGACTGGAAGGGTCCAATCACTTGCTTGTTCTTCACGATGACAAAAGAGGGAATGGACCTCACTCCGCAATAGCCCCCCGTGTAGTTATTCTGATCCACATCGCACTTGAGCCAGTTCAGATCAGGAAATTTCGCCTCCAGCTCGGGCATGTTCAGCCTACGACATGCTCCGCACCACGCTGCAGTGAAATAGATCACTGTGAATGCCGGGATCGTAGTGCCTACAGGAACAGGTTGAACTCCAGTGAGTTGTTCAAACTCTTCTTGTGACATAAGATACTTCATTATATTGCCTTTGCAGATTCTGCACTCGAACGGATAAGCGCGAGACTGATTCCACCGATCGTCACGAAGCTGAGAGCGGCCAGGAAGATACTACTGGATACATCCTCGATCGATCCACCGGACTGTGACTTTTTGAGGATCTTGTTCGCCACTTCCTCAATCGAAGGAAGATTCGTGTTCCCTCCGCCGCTCATGGGCGCCGAGGACAGATCACTACTTGCCAAGCCCGCTTTCAGTTCCGTAGTGCTTGATCTCAAAGTGTTTATGATTCCTGGAAGAGCAACCATACTCGCTATTCCACCTCCCGCCAAGGCCGTTACTCCACCAATCACCGCGAATATGATGTTTATCACAGGCTTGTAAGTTGCCATGACGGAAGGTGGCAACATATTCAAGAATCCATACGTCCCCGTCCCCAGCATGGCGAGTATAGCTGCAAGGAGGGCAGGTGTGATCGTTCCGTGTGCACGGGTAAATCCGCCATTTCCATCGGCTATAGGTTTCAAACTACCCATTGGTTTCGCCGGGTTGAACGTAGTGAACGGGACCTTGTATCCCTCATATGCAAAGGCCGGACTGAACATTTGTATGAGATCAAATACATACCAGGGATTCAGTACGAGGAGATATCCGACCCACCACAGATGTGGGTAATACGTCGTAAGAAACGTGTTTCCGAGAACAAGCATCGCCTGTAGTCCAGCCTTTACAAAGAACCATGTCATGGCGTTCGTAGCCCACAGATTCATCCCGCCGAATCCGAGATACGAAAAAGGGGGAATGGGGATTCCTCCTGCAAGTATGAAGAGCCCGAACCATTCTACCGAGATTGGAAAGTAACTCGCAAGTGAAAAGGAACTTGTTGATGGGGCCGCGGCCCCCATGAGTCCAGTGATCATAGACGCCATCGCTATTGAGACCTACGAGCTAAATCTTGAAGAGAAGACCCGCGAACCCATTCACCACACGCAAGACGTTGTGATTCTTGGCGTAGACGGTGATATTTGAGTTGCCGCGATTGGGCACGTAGGCGGGATTCACAGTAGTTCGAACAACGGGAGTGGTGCTTCCAGGTGGAATCAGATTGCCCTGAGCATCAAAGTTGAACTGTATGACCTCATTCGTATCTGGGCGGAGATTCACCACGAGTGTCATATTGTCGATACGGCTCGCGTTCAAGGAACCGCTGGGCTGCATCTCTTCTGGCCGGAGTGCGAAACTATACAGATAGACGAACTGCTTGATATCCGTACTCGTGTGGTATTGAAACGGCTGGACGATACGGAAGTATCCGGCATCACGCGTGTCGAAGCGATCATACCCGTCCACTTGGAGGGTGGCGTCCTGGAGCATATCGCGCGAGATCCCGGGTTCATGCGCCGAAGTGCTCCCCCAGTTGAACCACTCGTGTGTCGTGTCCATAACATCGCGACGAAGCACCCAGATCAACTCGCGTAGAGGATGATTGAACTCTAGACGCACTGCCTGCGTATTTATACCGGACATGATCGTCTGCCTCGGCGTATATTGGATCTGTTCGATCAAGTATTCGTGCGTATTCGCCACGAAGCGTCTGCGTTCCTCCGTGTCGAGATAGATATAGTCACCCCAGAGACGGATATCCACGATACTCGTTGGAGTGGGCTGAACGGGCGCGCAAGTGGCCGTGGTGTTCGCATTATCAATCAGACTCGCCAGATCGCGGAATTTGACATTGAGGCGGATAGGATGATACTGCATCGCGAGGAGAGGAAGATAGAGCCCAGGATTCTTATTGAACCAGAACTGGAGAGGAATGTAGAGTTTCTCCGCGCCGTATTTGTACGTCCCTACGGAACATGCTTGACTGACTGCAGATGCAGAAGGAAGGTTTAAGCCGTCCACCCGCCCAATCATGTTGTAGAGAGCATCTCGCTGACTGGCGGAAGTGGTGAGGGAGGACCATATCAACATCCATTCTCCGGTCTGCTTGTCGATTTCCTGTTCGCCGATTTCCAACGATATCTCTTCAATCATTGCATATCCCACCGTATTGACGTATTTGCCGGTGCTTCCGTCGCTCATTTTCACAAAGGGCAGGACTACCTCCAGAATCATGGGTCCGAGCAGATCGCCACGCCTGGGCACGAGAGCCGTAACACGCTTTCCGAAATCGGGGTCGCCGTCGAAGTAGATCTGCTGGGACTCTATCGCGAAATTCGTGTAGCGCCGATAGACCATTTTGAACCATGTTATCTGTGGATTTCCTGTGAGAAATACATCTTGTTTTCCCATGGCAACCAGTTGTAATAAACCACCACCGCCAGGCATTCTAGTGTGTTGTGCGACTTATTCAGTAGACGCTATTCTTATATTGATATAGAACCCGCGAAGGATGAGTCGGACAAATGAATCACAACAGATCCAGAGTCTCTTATATTCCGTGAATCCTCTTACTGCACAGCCGTATTCGACGAATATGATGGAGGTGGCCGATGGGCAGGGGACCTTTCGCTGGCAGGACATCTTTCAGACGATCAGCACACAGTCCGCCATCGTCGGCAGTGGTATTGGCTATCTGCCATCGAGTTTTGCCCAGGTATATGGTGCTGCTTCATCCATATCGACCACACTGGCCACGAGCTATTCAACGTTATCGACTCAGATCGGTCTAGGAGGCATACCGGGTAGTATAACGGGCTTTCAGCTCCAAAGTACCGTGACGTGGATCCAGGGGCCCAGTAAATATATCAGCACTGGCGATCTCGTGAGCTCCATGACACCCTTTTTCAACGGATCTCTCTCTTTCATGTCGAATATACAGAGTACGGTCAATGGTCTGGGCTCGGCCCGCTATATCAGTACGGCCTCACTCAATAGTACAACGACAGGAATCGGAAATCAGCTGCGTTCTACCATCAATAATCTCGGTACTACCGGCTACATTAGCACACTATCTCTACAGAGTTCTATTGACAGTCTGGCTACGACAGGCTACACGAGTTCTGCCAGTCTGTACAGTTCCATGACGGGGCTCCTGTTTCCGCCAACAAGTCCTGGGGGGAGCCTGGGAGTGGTGGTCACTGGCACTTCCGCTCCTCCCTATGTCAACTTCAACTCTCTCATCCAGGGCTATCTCGTGAGCACGAACTACGTGAATCAGTCGAATGCCTCCTTTTACGGTATTGTACAGGGTAATCAGCTTCCCAGTACTGTCAGCGGTGTCATAAGTTCTCTTGGGAGCCTGGGATATGTGAGTACGGCCACGCTGCAGAGTACGAGTGCAGGGATCATTGCAGCGAAGCAGAATATCTTTATTGATCGTGCTGGCGCAATGAGTATCTACAACTCCCAGGTCTATATTTCTTCGGTGGGCGCAATCACTTTCTTGAGCAGTTTCGTCGACTCTACGATCACCTACAAGGGTGTAAACGGGCCTATCACAGGACTCATTTCAGGGAACTCGAATCTCAGCTTTTCCACAATGAATCTACAGTTCGACGCCTTTTCGAGCTTGATTACCTCTTCCAGTCGCATTACAGCGGAAATCTATCCTACGTTCCAGTTTGACACCTTTACGAACGGGGCGGTGGCCTCGAAGGCGATTCCTATGGAAACGTATATTCAATATGGCAGCACCTATCTCAGTACGTCCCATATGACGCAAGTGGCCGCCGTGAATGCAAATGCAGGGTATTCGAACTTTTACCAACAGCCTATGAAGATTTCGATTCCAGGCACACAGGTTCTCGGAATGTATCAGAATCCCTATGTGCTAACACATAGTCTGCCAGGTGGTCTCTCATACTTGACAAATACGGGATTCCGTTCAGAGAACGTGAACGCCTATTTTGCCTCCACCAACTCGTATTTTCTCACCATTCAGAATCTGTCATTCTAAGAC